TCGTCCCCCTCCCCTTCGATAAATATAATTTCAAAAAACTAGATAAGAAGTATTTTGATGACGGAAGAATAGTTTTTAACCTCTGTGGTAAATTCGAAAAAAGGAAACATCACAAAAAAATTATCCAAGCATGGGCAAAAAAATTCGGGAACAATAAAAAATATTTTCTTCAGTGTACTTTATTTAACCATTTTTTAAGCGAAGAACAGAACAAGGGCGCTTTTTCAGATTGTCTTCAAGGAAAACCATACTTTAACATTCAGTTCCTAGGACACATGCCCAGTAACGCAGTTTACAATGATTACCTTAATTCCTCAGACATCATCTTGGGCATGTCAGGCGGCGAGGGATGGGGTTTGCCAGAATTTCACTCAGTGGGACTCGGCAAGCACAGCGTGATCCTTAACGCAAGTGGTTACAAAGAATGGGCCACTACGGAAAACAGTGTCCTTGTTAACCCAAGCGGCAAAATAGAAGCCTATGACGGAATCTTCTTTAAAAAAGGAGAGCCCTTCAACCAAGGTCTGATTTATGATTTTAATGAAGACGATTTCATTTCTGGATGTGAGGAAGCTATAAAGAGGCATCAGAAATCCCGTGTAAACAAAGAAGGTCTCAAGATCAAAGAAACCTTTACCGTGGAAAAAACCCTTAACCAACTTTTAAAAATCATTAAATAAAATAAAATAATGCCCATATATTCTTTTGAACATCCTGATACTGGGGAAATTAAAGACGTGCGGCAACGCATGAAAGAAGACCACGTATATCTCGACAAAAATGGAGTCAAGTGGAATCGCGTATTTACTTCCCCACACACATCCATTCCATTAGGGGTAAACCCCAACTCAGCGGACGATTTTGTGGCACGGACAAAGGATTTAAAGGGTACAAGTGTGGGAGAAATGTGGGATTTATCTAAAGAATTAAGCGATAAAAGAAAGCACGAACGAGGAGACGGGACTGACCCCGTTCAGGATAAATACTTTAAGGATTACTCCACAAAACGAAAAGGGTTAAAACATCAAGACGATAAAATACAAGACGGCCTTCTTGGATCATGAGATTTTCAGTTTTTACACCGTCGCACACCATAAAGCGAATAGATAGAACGATTAGGTCACTCCAAGCTCAGTCCTTTAAAGACTTCGAGTGGATTATTTGCCTGAACGGAGAGGCACTTAACTCACAAGCCGAACTTACAGAGAAAATAGGTAAAGCTAAGATTAAATACAAGATTTTACGGCATGAGGAATCTACTGATAAAATCGGTCTTTTAAAAAAAGCATGTTGTGAAAATGCAGACGGAGAAATCTTAGTAGAGTTAGATCATGATGATGAATTAAGTCCTGACTGCCTAGAGGAAATACATCTCCATGACATAAAAAATAATTCTGATTTTTACTACTCTGATGATATTGATATCGTTGAATCCAGCGGTAAATCAATTGCCCCTTACTCTAAGGACGGAGGGTGGGAATATTATACTTGTGAGAGAACCGGGCATATTGCCTCGCGAGCATTTCCGCCTAATCCAATTTCATTCGGATATATTTGGTATGCTCCAAATCATGTACGTGCATGGAAAAAGGATTTCTACCTAAAGATCGGTGGCCACAACCCCAACATGGACGTACTAGATGACCACGAACTATTATGCAGGACATACATAGAAGGAAGTGTTACCCATATTACAAAACCCCTATATATTTATTGGCGACATGATGAAAACACTTGTTATGGTGAAAAAAATTCAAAGATACAAGGACTAACCAGAGAGCTCCACGATAAATATATCCTAGCGATGGCATCTAAATGGTCTGATATTAATAATTTAAAAAAAATAGACTTATGTTGCCACGCCTCCAAGCCACACGGATTCATAGGGGTGGACGCATATAAATACGACGACGTAGACATAGTAGCTGACCTCGACAAAACCCCTTGGCCATTTGAAGATAACAGCGTTGGGGTGTTTAGGTGTCAAGATGCAATAGAACACCTAAAGAGTCCGCTCACTACCATGAAGGAGATTTACCGCTGTCTCGCTCCGAATGGTTGGGCCATTATAGAAGTCCCCAGTACCGATGGCCGAGGAGCATTCCAAGACCCCACTCACGTCTCCTTCTGGAACGCTAATAGTTTCTGGTATTACACAAAGCAACAGCAAGGAGCGTTCATAAATTGCCCAGTCAAGTTTCAACTAAACAGAATTCTTGACTACTACCCTAGCGATTACCACAAAACACACTGGATACCCTACACAAAGGCCCACTTAGTCAAGCTTCAGGAGGGGGTAATACCTGCAGGGGGAAGAAACATTTAGTTTTTTCTTTCTTTAGGGTAAAAAAAATGTAATCATAGAGGTAGCCCTAAAAGATATGAGCCCCTCATCAATTAATGTAAAAAAACGAAACGGACGACTTGAAAAGATTGACATTTCAAAAATAAATAAATGCGCAGAACGTGCGTGTGTTAATTTAGAAAACGTTTCTCCTAGTGAAATTGTACTAGATGCGCACGTTCAATTTTATGATAAAATACCCACAAAGGAGATAGACTCTGCGCTCATCCTATCCACTCGCCAAAAGATAGAAAAGGAGCCTAATTATTCCTATGTAGCTGCACGACTCCTCTTGGGGAACATCCACAAAGAGGTCTTCGGTACTAGTGTGGATAAAGACGCGTTTGATCACCAATACAGACTATCCTTCGTAAGCAATATTAAGAAGTTGGTAAAAGAAGAGCGTCTCAATTCAAAACTTTTAGATTTTGATTTAAAAAAACTGTCCGAATGCTTAGTTATCGACAGGGACTATAAATTTAAATACCTAGGACTACAGACCCTTTACGATCGCTACTTTCTGCACTCCAACGAGAGACGCTTAGAATCACCTCAATCATTTTGGATGAGGGTTGCGATGGGTTTGGCTTTAAATGAAAAAGATAAAGAAGAAAAAGCTATAGAATTTTATGATGCACTGTCTACATTTAAACTCTGCTGCTCCACTCCAACATTATTTAACAGCGGCAGTCGGAGAAGCCAACTTAGTTCCTGTTATCTTAATACCTTTGAGGACTCCATTGATGGAATCTTTGAGGGTGCGTGGCAAGAGGCTAGAAAATCAAAATTTGCAGGAGGCTTAGGTTTCGATGTTACTAATTTTCGTTCTGCTGGGTCTCACATTAAGGGCACAAATGGCGTCTCTAGCGGGCTCGTACCTTGGCTTAAGATTTACAACGACCTCCTTGTGGCCGTTAACCAAGGGGGTAAACGGCCCGGTGCTGGATGCGCTTACTTGGAACCTTGGCACCTAGATATTGAAGATTTCCTTGAGCTCAAGAAAAATACCGGTGACGAACGTAGGCGTTGTCATGATTTAAATACAGCCAACTGGATTCCTAATTTATTCTTTGACTACATAGAAAAAAATAAAGAGTGGTATCTGTTTTCACCGGTTGACGCCGGCGAGCTCCATGAACTTTACGGGTCAGACTTTGATAAAAAATACGAGTCTTTTTGCAGAATGGCGGACGAAGGGGCTATAAAAAATTATAAAAAAATAAACGCTAAAGACCTATGGAAGAAGATGTTACGTGCATTATACGAAACAGGTCACCCGTGGATTACTTTTAAAGACAACTCCAATCTTCGGTACTCAAACAGTCACGAAGGAGTGATACACAGCTCCAACCTATGTACTGAGATTTTCCTACACACAAAACCCTCTAAATACAAAGGGGGCATTAAGAGCGAGGTGGGTGAAACAGCCGTGTGCAATCTGAGCTCCGTCAATCTCAAGGAACACCTTAAACCTAACGGGAAACTAGATTTCAAGCAACTAAGCAAAACCATAGCCATACAGTTACGTATGCTTGATAACGTAGTGGACCTTAATTTTTACCCCACTCAAGAATCCAAGAAATCCAACATGGCCCACAGACCAGTGGGCGCAGGAAGCATGGGGTGGGCAGACGTTTTCCACTCTTATAAACTTGATTTTTCATCAGACGATGCAGTTAAGTTTTCAGACGAACTGTATGAGTTTATTTCTTACCATTGTATCTTAAACTCAAGCAAACTCAGTAAAGAACGTGGGTCGTACTCGACTTATGAAAATTCCCTTTGGGACAAAGACATATTGCCGATTGACACCTATAAGAGGTTAATGGACTACTTGAACGAAAAACCTCTAGTTCATAGAGGAAAAAAATTCATCCCTGAAGTTGACTGGAAAACCTTAAGGGCTCACATTAAAGACCACGGAATGCGTAACAGCAATACAATGGCAATTGCACCCACGGCAACTATATCTTATATTCAAGGATGCGCCCCTTGCATTGAACCAGATTTTTCAGTTTTATTCGTTTATGAAAACAAAAGTGGAAACCTGACGATTATCAACGAGTGGTTTGTTAAAGAGTGTAAAGAACTTGGCATATGGGGCCCCCACTTTGTTGAAGCTCTAAAGGCAGTAGACGGAGACGTTAGAGCTCTTGATCTCCCCGAAGACCTAAAGGGCAGGTTCAAGAATGCCTTTAGTCAAGATCAGTTTAAATTAATTGATAATGCAGCGGCCAAGCAAAAATGGATCGACATGGGCCAATCGCTCAATCTTTTTAACGATAATACGTCCCTTAAATATTTAAACGACCTTTACTTCCATGCAAGAAAAAGGGGCCTCAAAAGCACCTATTACCTAAGGAATAAAAGTGCAAGCAAAATTGAAAAATCTTCGTCTGGCGATAACAATAATAATAATAATACAGGTACTAGTAATGGTAGCGGGACTGCTGATGCGTCTTGTTCGATCATAGACCCCACATGTGAAAGTTGTCAATAATGAAAGATGGATCAATACTTGGAGAAGAGATAGTCGGAGTAAATCAAATTTTACCCCACAAACACCAACTAGCATGGGACTTATTTCTCAAAGGGGTGGCCAACAATTGGTCCCCTTCAGAAATAAATATGGGCGAGGATATAGGTCAATGGAAAAACGGACAGTTGACGGACGATGAAAAGTTGCTGGTTAAAAGGTGTCTCGGGTTCTTCGCTGGGAGTGAATCATTAGTGGGTAACAATTTATTGCTCACAGTAGCCAAGTGGGTAACCGACCCAGAATGTCGCCAGTACATCCTAAGACAGGCGTACGAGGAGTCTCTACACAACTGGACCGTTGTTACGTGCTGTGACTCGTTCGGCCTAAAGGTTACCGAGGTTTACGAGGCCTACTTAAACATCCCAAGCATTAAAGCTAAAGATGAGTTCTTGATGGAGATAACCGCCGACGTTAATAGGCCAGACTTCAACACTAAAACCACAGAAGGCAAGAGAGAATTTCTCCGTAACCTGATTACCTATTACATTGTATGTGAGGGCACCTTTTTCTTTAGCGGATTTGCCATGTTACTTGCACTGGGTCGACAAAACAAATTGCCGGGACTTTCAGACCAAATTCGTTACACGTTAAGGGATGAAACCCTACATATTCAGTTTGGAACCTATTTAATCAATACCATTAAAGAACAGTACCCTGCCGTGTGGACCAAGAAGTTCGAACAAGAAACAGTAGAGCACGTAAAAAAGGCAGTGGAACTGGAGATACAATACGCACACGACGTTCTTCCGCGTGGAATTCTTGGCCTAAATGCTGAAATGTTTATAGAGTACATGGAGTACATAGGCAACAGGCGTCTAGAGGGGATAAACGTTGATTTTCGATTCAAGAGCGACCATAACCCATTCCCGTGGCTCTCAGAGGTGGTGGACACTGGAGCGATGACAAACTTTTTCGAAAGAAAAGTGAAAGATTATCAAAACTCTGGTACGCTTAAAGATGATTTTTAATTAAATATGAAAAAAAGACAGGCGATTGGTCAATCTTATTGATTTTCAAATTTTAGAGTGCCATCAAGCCCTGCTGGAGCTAGAGTAGATAATTAGCAGTCCTTGAAGCGTCTACCTCTATGAAAACTCTCTCTCTTTTTAATTCCATCATTTGATCCAAGGTAAACCCCTCTGCGCTGGCCCAGCGATAGCGCGGAGGGTTAACTAAATACGCCCTAACTGCAGGAATGCCTCCGTAAATGTCAGATTCTAGGTTTAAAAGAATGACTTTTTCGACCTCACTATTGTAAACTATAGCCGTGGTTTTTAGGCCGGTCTCCACAAAGCGAAGCCTAAACCCAAGGCGACAACAGCGACCCTTAAGTCTGTTAATATAGCTTTTTAAATAAAAATTCATTCAACCATCTTTAATT